ATTTCAATGTCAGAGGGCATGCATATTCCTCCTAAAAAATAAGGGGAATGAGCTATACCCATTCCCCTCTACTCTTATTTTTCTTCTTCCTTACCAGCTGCTACGTCTTCATCAGGAGCTTCAGCACTTACAGCAGCTCCCGCCTGCTCCGGAATTTCAGTATCCCCTTCAGCTTGCAATGGCACTTCGGTTTTCTCTTCAGCTTGCTGTGGGGCTTTGGACTTTTCTTTGTTTCGTCCTGGGGACTTAGGCTTTTCTTCAGTATTTACCACAAGCGGGACTATAGGATCGCCGATGCCCTCAAATGCAGTATTTTCTTCGATACCAGGGAAGTAGTCTACCTTTTCATCCTCATAGTACAGCCTGCCGACAAAAGCTTTCCGTACTACTTTATATTTTGCGTACTTTGCGTACATAGTCACACCGCCTTATAATTCCATATCATCATTGATATACATGACAACCTTGCCGGCCGTCATCGGCCCAGTGGCAACCGTGAAGTAAGCCCGCAGATACTGCTCCAGATTCTGCATAGGTACCGGCCATACCCGGTGATATCCTTTTGCAAATGTGTCCTTGCCTGTCGCAGGCATTAACGCCTGCAGCGTAGCCGGACTGCTGAAAGCGGCCACGCTATCACTTTGCAGGTCAACTGCCATTGTCGCTGCACCAGCAGCCGTGAAAGTTTCTGTAACTCGAAGATGCAGGTACAGTGGCCGCATCAAGGGACCAGGAGAACCAAGATTAATCACCTGCGTGGAAGCGGCACTGGCCGTTACAGCCTGTGCCGGTGTTCCGTTTGCCTGCTTGGTCAAACTAAGCTCAACGTCATACATAAGTAAACCCTCCTTAAATCATTATTGCAAACTACTAGGAAATGGCTGCCTCGTCTGTGTCAAGTGCATCACACAGCCGGATCGGAACGCCTAAGAATGATGGTGTTACTTTTTTATTGGTTAGCTCTGTCATTGTTAAAAATGCGTTTGCTTTACCAATTGCCTTTTTAGTAAACGCCGCTAAAATTTTGCGATCACCATAGAAACGAGCCCTCGGGGAAATTTTCGGAACGCTTGTAATCATATCAATCATAAGATTAAGCAAATCCGGAGAATTGTCTGTCTCTTGACCGATAGTGCTTAATGCAATCCGATCAATATTAGCGCAGCGAACTACCTTCTTGTAATTTCGAATAGCAATACAAGCTCTCCATTCCCATAAATCACGGTAAGCAGGCCAATAACTTCCATCATCAAGCTTGACTAATTCTTCGCCATAATCTTTGTGACTCAATCCAACCTCTGTATTTTTCGCAGCAGGAATCCTCACCCCAATCAATCAGCCAAAGCGAGCGGTTCGTCGAACCGGTTCCGCCAGCTTTAAAAACATAATTACCGAAATCAGCTCTCGAAGTTGAATCATAAAAATGCACCAATCCGTTAAACGACTGTGCATCTTCCGTTTTTACACCGTAAAACAGTTCATCTGCTAACCGATTGCCCATAGCGCCAATATAGGGACGGTTTTGGTTAGCCCGAAATCCAGGCTTATCCTCAGCAGCATCAACAAGCTCTTTATCCACCATTCCAAGAGCGGTAAATAATGCTGCTTCTACCTTTAACTGTTTATGAGTTGCTTTTGTAGCCTGAATTCCTTGGTTAACGCCACGAATACTGACTACCGGATTACTAGCCAATTGCGTTGTTTGCAAACCGTATTCTTTATTGCCTGGAACAACAAACATATCATCAATGATATCGTTCTCCTCTGCTAAGATATCAATTACCTTAGCAGCTCTGCCATCCGGGTCTTGCTGGGACGCATAATCTTTCCAAGTCACTCTATCCATGTACTAACTACCTCCGTTATTTTACTTATTTCATATTGGGGTACAGGGCTTCGCCCAAGGATTTTGGCTTAGTCGCCTTGCCGGGATCAATGAATTTTCCTTCCGAAATTTGCTCGCCAATAGACACAAACAGAGCAATCATTTCCGGATGGACATTGAAACCGGTTTCATTCAAAAAGTCTTTGAAGCTGTCACCAGCAAAGCGGTTCAGCGTATTCTTAGCAAGATTGATTTCTTCAGCCTTATACTTTTTCTCGCTTTCTTTCAGCCAGCCTTGGACCTGCTCCTGCTGCTTGGCCTGCATACTAGCCATGCGTGAGCCGTATAAGTCAACTAGCTCCTGTGCCTGCTCTTGCGTAAGGTTAAGCTTTTTGGCTGTTACAAAAAAGTCTCCCGCTGTTTCACGGTCAAAGGTCATGCCTTCCGGAACATTGAAATCCGCGTACTCTTCTGGTGGACCGGCTGGCTTTGCAGGCGGCTCTGCCGGTGGCGTTGGCGGTGCAGCAGGTGGCTCAACAGGTGGTGTTGGCGGCGTGGCAGGCGGTTCTGCTGGCGGCGTTGGCGGTGTAGCAGGCGGCTCATCCGCATGATTCTGTAAATTGAATACAAAACGTTGTTTATCCATGATAATTCCCCCTATTCATTACGGGCTACCGAAGCATTAGCCCACATAACAGCCTCTTCCAGTTTGGTCATTGCTAATGATTTTTCCCTCGACTTAGGGCATAACTCATCAATCAAATAGGCAAGCTCCTTAGCCTTATTTCTTAACGCTTCGTACTTTACCGGCTGACCATTGTTAGGCGAGTGATAGCTGAAATTATTTTCGATAACAGCCTGATCCGGGGTAACCGGAGTATCTTTTATATTCGGCCACACATAGTTACAACTACCGCAGACGTTGTTCCCATTTGGCCTTCTTTCAGTAGACACCCTAACGCCTTGGCATTTTGGACATTTCATCACATAACCCCCAAATTAAAATTACAGGGGGATTAGCCCTGCGCAGATATGGACCACCTCCTTAAAGTACCTTCATAAATCGAGTGAGCAGCCATTTCACTTCTTATCACCTCTTTCTTTTTCCAGAATCGTTTCGCGCAGCTTCAGTTGAAATAATAGGTATTCCCGTTCAGCCTTATGAACCAGGTCAACGCCGTCTAGCCCTAATTCCTTCATGCATCCTTTCAGTAGTAAGGCGACATTGCGCATCCCTTCTTTGAATTCCGTCTGACCGTCCGGGCTAAAGCTTATATTGTCTTGTCCGCAGCGCATGACAAGCCATTGAAAAAACCTGCGTCCCTGGGGCAGCTCCATTACAGCCTTCAGGTCATGCAGGTTTTGTTGTTGTAGCTCTATTGCTATTTTCTTTTTCAGCTGGTCCTCTGTCATTGACCGGCACCGCCTCCCAAGCCGGGAATAAGCGCATCTAACGCGCTGCCTTGCCCGACAGGAGTATTACCCAATGTATGCGCTCCCTGCGCAGCAATCTGAGCCATTTGCACATTCTGTTCCATTTGCTGCCGCTGCTCCCTGGCTGAACGGATTTGTTCAACTTTTTTATCATCCAGGATAAGAGATGGTGGAATACTGAGCATTTCTCCTGCCCGGTCAAGTGTTTCATCCCGATCCCACTTATCCATAACGGCAGGATCAGCACTACTTAGCTTCATTGCCAAATCAGTAAATTCATAAATCGCGGACACCGGATAACTGTTGCGCCTGTGCCATGATATTGACATATTCAATCTTCATTACCCGCCCTTCAAGCACTTCAGGCGGTTCAGGAATACGGCCACGCTTGTATAAGATTTCAAAAGTACGATCAACAACCGGCTTCAGATATTCCGGCTGCAGCAAGGAAAAGGACGGGCCTATCAAACTCATTTTTTCCTGTACCCGCTCAATAATCTCTTGCCTGGTTACATTGCCATAGTCGATATTCTCCAGCATACGAAACAGATCAACAAAGAAGTGACGCTTAATAATCTCTTCTTTACTGGCCTTCAATGCATTGGCATCTGCCAAATTCAGCCTGACCTGATACAGTTCCCTAATCGGAATATCATTCATACCACTGGAGTAATAATTCACTCCATTTGGC